GACAAAAAAATGGACCGAAAAATGAGAAAAAAATGTGAATTTGGGTGGATTGGGTGGATTATAGAAGCCGTTTCCATTAACTTTATATTTTCACTTTGGGTGCTTTACTCGTTAATATACACCATTTCTTTCCCCTCGGATTGTATAAGGTTTGGAAGTGTGAATGATTTAAGAAAGTTTCTGAAAGTGGCACTTCAAATCCACCCAATCCACCCTTTTGGAGCCTTTTGAGATGAAAACAAGCGAAATTCAACACGTTGATCTCCCGACGGTCTTTTGGTTCGTACATCATGGCTTTTCAGTGATCCCGTGTCATTTGGGGTCGAAAATCCCGCGGATCCGCTGGGGTGTGTATAAGGATCGGCTACCAAGTGATGATGAATTACTCAGGTGGTTTCGGGTGCCAAGTAATGGAGCGGTCGTTACTGGCACCAATAATCTTGTTGTCATCGACTTTGACGATATCGCCGAATACATCCGCTGGAGTCTGTGGGCAGGAACCGCAAATCCAATTGTGCAGTCGATACTGAGGAATGCCTACAAAGTTCGGACGTCAAGAGGCATCCACGTGTATACGCGGTCAACGGCAAATGTCGGAAACCTGCATATTGGGAAAATTGACATCAAGGGACGGGGGGGACTGGTTACACTCCCGGGATCAGTCCATCCGAGTGGAGCGATCTATACGGTCTACCAGGAAGGCGGCTTCCCGGTCTGGAACGCTCTTACTGAGGTGTTACCGAAAGAGGCAGTCGATGAGATGGAGAAAACGCAGACGGTGACGACAGGGGAGAGGCGCGCGGTAGAAATTGACAGGAATTTGACACCGTCCCAGGTGTTGGACATGAGCGTTTCTGTTGACGTTGCGGCGGTCAAACGGTCGCACAAAATTGAGGATTTCCTTGGTGAGATCACCTACACGGGCGCGCACTGGGGAGTTGCCAAATGTCCATTTCATGAGGATGCGAACCCGAGCTTCTGGGTAGATACAGAGCGGCAGTTATGCGGATGTTTTTCGGGGTGCACGGTGAAGCCGCTGGATGTCGTGAATTTATTTGCGCGGATGAACAATATCAGCAATCAGGAAGCAATCAGGCGATTGGGAGAGAGGGTATGAGAAGGATTTACGAAGTGAGGAAGTGGATGTATGAATAACCAAGAGCTGGAAGAGCTACATGCGCTGATCCGCGTGTTGAAGTTCAAGAAGTCCCCGTTTTTGACCTGGGATGAATATCGATTGATCTGGCGGCACCTGGTGAACTATTATGATCTATTACTGAGGATAGCTGGTGAATGGGACAAAGTAGCGAAGTCGGAGGAGAAGGCATGAGTGAAATGGTGACCTGTCCAAAGTGCGGCAATGAGATTGGTCGTGAATATATCGTTGACGATGTTGTATTTTTGGATGTTGGAGGTGTGCTTGTTCGGCGGCTTGAAGCGTCCTGCAAGCAATGTGGAGGTGATATCTTTTGGGTTGTACCGGATGTACGATTGCAGCGTTTGATCAAGAGGGTTATGGATAGTCGCAAAATGATTGATAGATAGGGGGCGTTTTGTTTTTTATGCTATAATAAGTACATAACTGAAAAGGAAATCCGGTTTTTCCACCCGGGACATGGTGTTTGAAATAGCGCCCATGTTCTGGGTGTTTTGTTTTAACTAACCTTTTTACTTTTGGAGGAAGAATATGGAATTTGATCAGATCGTAAATGGCGTACCCTTGATTTTTGTAGTCATGGGATTGGTGGAGTTGACTAAGGCCTTTGGTGTGCAGGGCAAGGCGTTGACGGCGGTTGCCTTTGGAATCGGGGTAGTACTGGGCGTCTTATACCAGGTAAGCCTGGGCATGCCGGTTGGCTTTGCCGGCTGGTTCGGATCCGTGTTCTTCGCATTGGCACTGGGACTGGTGGCGAGCAAGGTGTACGACGCGATCCGCAGTGCGACAAAAGGCAACGGAGCTGTTGGATGACGGGCGGCGAGTTACTCCCAGCAACCGCCTGGGAGCAGGCAGCGATTATCGGCATATTTATTGTGTTCTTTGTCTACGTTTTGACGTGGATGGCAAAGCGCAATGCCAGTGATCAGCAATTCCAGGCGTCAGAATCTGATAAATGGCAGAAATTCATCGGTGAGATTGACGACAAATGGCGGGCGTTTAACAAGGAACAGCGGATCGAGAACAACGATTCTTTGAAGTGTGTTGAAAACAGCCTGAAGGATTTGACGACCGTCACCCAGGGACTGGTGAGCGAAGTAAAGGAAATGCGATCTGATACGAGCGTGTTTTTCGAAAACTTTCACCAGCATGATGCACAAGCTAGAGAGATCCTGAATGAGGTCAAGAAACCCCGCACGAGCCGAGCGAAGAAAACAACCGGTGTTTCAGAATAACAACCACTGATGTTACTGAGGATCTAATGCTCACACCAAAACAGCGCTGTTTCATTGAGCATTATCTGACCACGTGGAACGCGAAGGAAAGCGCGGAACTGGCTGGTTATGGAAGCCCGCAAAAGACCGGGTATCGCTTGCTTCACAATCCCGCGGTGCTTGAAGCTGTCAATGAACGGCTGGTGGAGATGGGAGTAAGCGCGTCTGAGATCGTTGCGCGGATGTCTCAGTATGCGAGGAATAATCCGGCGAATTTTTTCATTTTCGCAGATGTGCCGGAAAAGGACATCCACGGGAAGGTTTTGGTAGATCAGGATGGTAATCCAATCTTACGCCGGCAGATGATTGATATCAATTGGAGCACATTTGAGCGGTACGGATACTTGGTGAAGAAGTTGTCATATGACCGCAAGGGTCGTCCGGTGTTCGAGTTTTACGACGCACAGCGAGCCTTAGAGATGTTGGGCAAGTATGCGAAGCTGGATGTGGAAACTACCAGGGGCGATGGGCAAACCGTTGAGGATTTGTCGGCTATTGCTGATTTGATCAAAGAAACGGGGGAAAGCGATGATTCTTGAGCGAACAATTCCCTTTGCGCCATTGGCAAAAAAGCATTCCGAGTATATTCGTGGTGGTTTGGACGCAAGGATCAGTGTTGCCGAGGGCGCAATACGATCGGGAAAAACTATATCTCACTGCATTATCGCCGCGGCACGGCTGGAGATCTGCAGGGATAAGATCCACCTGGCGAGCGGATCCACGCTTGCGAATGCCAAGCTGAACATCGGAGTCTGCAACGGTTTCGGATTAGAGGCACTGTTTCGAGGTCGGTGCCGATGGGGGAAGTTCCGGGATAATGAAGCTCTGTATATTCAAACTCAGACAGGCGAGAAGATCGTTATCTTTGCCGGCGGCGGGAAAGCGGACAGTTACAAGCGGATTCTTGGGAACAGTTATGGGATTTGGATTGCTACTGAGATCAATGAACATTATGACAGCCCAGACAGCCGGATTAGTTTCATCAAGGTGGCGATGGGTCGGCAAGCCGCGGCACTGGATCCACTGATCCTTTGGGACTTGAACCCGTGCAATCCGAATCATTCGATCTACGCGGATTACATAGATTTATACCGAGAGCAAAAACTTTCTGGTTATCAATATCAGCACTTCACTCTGGAAGACAATCTCAGCATTACTGAGGAACGAAGAGACGAAATTAAAGCTCAGTATAATCCCGAGTCCGTTTGGTACCGTCGGGATATTCTTGGCCAACGAGTAATTGCAGAGGGCTTGATCTTCCGACAATTTGCCGACACTCCTGAGAAATGGATCGTGAAGAAAGCGCCCGAGGATCTGCAGTTTATTACCTATGGCGTTGACTTTGGCGAAAATCACTCCCACACGGTTTTTGTAGCGACTGGCATCCGGCGGGGAGGGCGGGGAGTGGTTGCCCTGATGGAGCATAAACTCAGGAGCAAGGGTGTGGATCCGAGCCGGATCGAGGGGGAGTTTGTGGATTTCGTAATTGGTGTGATGCAGAAGTACCCAAATGCCAGGCATACCTACGCGTTTTGCGACCACCCAGAGACGATTGTTAATGGGATAGCCAAGGCGCTACAGCAGAAACGGCTGCCAGTGCGAGCGGTCATGGCGAGGAAAGAAGAGATTCGGACCCGGATTTACGCACAGGAAAAATTACTAAACAGGGAGCAGCTGCAAATAATGGATAGTTGCAAGTTATTGCAGCACTCGCTCAGTAATCAAGCCTGGGATCCGACAAAGCAAGAGGACACACGTCTGGATAATGATCCGGATGTGGCAGATGTGGCTGATGCCTGGGAATATTCCTGGGAGGCCTTTATTGATGAGATTGGAGTAAGGTGATCATGGATCAGAAAAAAATTGTGGAAGTACTCAAGCAGCTGACCGGACGAAACATAAGCGTTAGTTCGATGTATGAGAAGATCAATACCTGGCGGGATTGGCTTACAGGCGAGGTTGACGGGTTTTATGAATACACGATGAGCGTTGATCTGGTCAATAAGCGGACGGCAAAAATGAAGCGCCATCGGACTGACATGTTCAAGCGCGCGTGCGAGGATTGGGCGTCGCTGCTGCTGAACGAGCTGACGCGGTTTGAGATGGATGAAAAGGTCTCAGAGGCGTGGCTCCAGGGCGATGATGGCAATGGCGGAGTACTCGGAGACAATGACTTCCGGAGAAACGCAAACGAACTGATCATGGTATCCAGATGGGCTGGGACCGCGGCATTGGAGGCGTACGTTGAGGGTGGTACGGTGGTTGCTGACAGTGGCCAACTACTGAGCGGCAAAGACATTGGTATCAATTATCTATCCGGCGATCAGATTATCCCCATTAGTCACCGCAATGGCATTGTCAAGGAAGTGGCATTCGTCTCCGAGAAAAGTGTCGGTGATGGGAAAAAGAACTACGATGTGAGTATGCATCTGTTGGAAAACGAGTTGTATACAATCAGTTACTTCACGATCGATGAAAACGGCAAGGTAATTGGTCAACCTGTCGTTGTTCGCACTGGGAGTCCGATTCCGTGGTTCTCAGTAATCAGAAAGGCCGGCTACAACCGCTATGACCCAGCGGGCCCATTTGGGTGCGGCATTCTTGACGGCAACGAGGA